GACTTTTCTTGCAACAAAAACGAAGCTGCGCGATTGGCTGCACGTTGGCGTCTGTATGGAACCAGTTTCATCACTGTGTATGCAACTGAAATCTATCAACAGTTTATTGTTGCTACACCTCCCGTCCCCGGTGCTATCCCTGAAAAGACGGATATTGATAATCAAATCTTCTTGGTTTCAAGTAACGGTACTAGGGTTTACTCAAACCAACAACTTATCTTGGTGAAGAACAATGCCCTACGCAACTAACTCTGATTTGCCTAAAGCAGTTCGCTCTAAACTTTCTGCTCACCAACAAGATGTGTTCAGGAACGTCTTCAACTCCATGATGGGTGAAGATGGAATGACTGAAAGCCGTGCTTTTGCTGGTGCATGGTCTAGGGCTAAACAAGCAAGTGTAAACAAGGCCTTGTATCAAGGTAAAGAAGTTGAACTTGACAAACCCTTCCGTCTCCCTGCTGGCTCCACTAAGAAGTTTGGTGTTTACGTCAAGTCTGGTGATAAAGTCAAGAAAGTTACCTTCGGTGATCCTAACATGGAAATCCGTAGGGACGATCCACAAGCCCGTTCAAACTTCCGCTCTCGCCATTCCTGCGATACTGCAACAGATAAGACATCTGCACGTTACTGGTCTTGTCGTATGTGGGAAGCCGATACTTCTGTCACTGATATGACAAAGGTGAGCATCGAAGGTCAAATCCTTAAACAAGATAGCGAAGAACGTCTTGTCTATGGCTGGGCTTATGTCTCCACAGATAAGGGTAAGATCAGTCTGGATCATAGTGGCGAGTTTGTTCGTCCTGATCAGATTGCTAAAGCTGCTACAAACTTCATGCTCTCCATGCGTACTGCAAAACGTATGCACTCTGGTGGCAAGATTGGTGAAGTTGTTCATTCGATGCCTCTGACAGATGAAATCTCAAAGGCACTTGGTATTCAGTCTGACCGCGAAGGCTGGCTTGTTGCGATTAAAGTCTACGACGATAAGGTGTGGCAAGATGTTAAAAGCGGTAAACTCGCGGCTTTCTCTATTGGGGGCCGAGCCTTGAAGGAGATGGTGTAATGCCCACCGAACTCGTAAACTTGGAACTTGAAGAAGTTTCCTTGGTTGACATGGGTGATGACCCTCTCGCCAAGGTCGCTATCTTTAAGCGTAACCCAGAAGGGGAAGACATGGAAGAAGATATTGAGAAGGGTATCTCCATCGAAATTGAAATCAAATCTCCTGAAGAAGAAATGATGGAAATGCAAATGGAAGCCCAACAAGAAGCGCAACAACCGATGGCTAAAGTTGATGCTTGTGCAAACTGCACAGACCCGACTTGCACTGGTTGTGACGGTACTATGACTGAGGCGGATAAAGCCTGTGGTGATAAGCCGATGCGTAAATCGTGGAAAGCGGAAGCCCTTGAACTTGAAGAAGTCAACAAGATGCTTCTGGAAGAAATCGAAACTCTGAAAGCAACAGTCGCCTCTATGGAAGCTGAAGCAATCGAGAAGGCGAAGCCTAAAGAAGAAATGATCGAAGTTGAAGGCGAAATGATTGCCAAGTCGGCTGTGCCTGCTCCGATCCTTAAAAAACTAGAAGATATGCAAAAGGCTGCTGAAGCTGAAGCATTCCGTAAACGCGCTGACGAGGTTCTCCCGAACTTTAAGGGTACTGCTGACGAGCGTGGTAAACTTTTGAAGTCTGTTGGTGATGACGCTGAACTCCTCACCCTTCTTCGCGCCGCTGATGCTGCTTTTGCTGGCATCTACAAAGAAGTCGGCAAAACTGACGCAGAAAATGACCTGAAAACTCCCACTGAGAAACTTAACGACATGGTTAAGAACTATCAAGAGGAAAAGAAGGAAAAAGACTTCCATAAAGCATATGCTGCTGTCATCAAAACTGCCCAAGGTCGCGCCCTTGTGCTTGAAACCTACAAAAAGTAAATTAAGGAGCCTCTAAAATGGCATTTACTGAACGTCTCGCTACTCGCACCATGATTTCGGGTGCGGCTCTCACTCAATTCACCTTTGTTGTTGGTCCGGCCTCGGACGGTCAGATTGACCCCGTTTCGACTGCTGGCGCTCGTGCTTCGGGCGTTGTCCTGCAATCGGCTGCTGGCGCTGGTGAAGCTGTCACTGTTGCCTATGATGGTCGTGTGACTGTTGTGGCTGCTGGTAACATCGCTGTTGGTGCTGCTGTGTCGTCCAACAACGCTGGTAAAGCGATTACCGCTACGACAGGCCATGTGATCCTTGGCTATGCCCAAGAAGCTGGTGTGTCTGGTCAGGTTATCACGATCAACCTGTCGCGCGCTGAAACCGCTGCCTAATCTAGTTAAATAAGGAATACTACAAATGGCTATGCTTACTCCGGGTGCAGTTCATATTGATGCGCCGCTGACCAACCTGACTATCGCTTTCCTGCAAGAATCGACTGG